CCTTTGCAGACCTCTATTGGTGTGAGAACCCGATTCCTACAGGCCCAGCCCCTTCAGGCCGGCGCCCTTGAGGACGGCCCCGACGATGTTCTGGTTGAACTGCTCCGTCCCAGGCACCAGGTTGACGCCTGCGAATCCGGGAGCGTTGGCGTGCAGGTAGGCGAGCTCCATGCCGAGGTTGCCCACGCCGTTCGAGGCAGCAAGCGGCGCGAGCTGAACGGTGCTGAGCACTCCAATCGCTCCGCCATTAGCGTCCAAGAAGCCGCTGCCGGAGTCGCCCGGGATACCGGGCGTGACGGTATGGACGTCGTGGCTCCAGCCGCTCGGCGTGCCCTGGACGACCAGTCCGATCTTGGGGCTGAGCGCCGCGATGCCGCCGCGCAGCTCGGAGTTGCCGTACGTGTAGACCTGCGAGCCCGTGCCTCCCCAGGTGCCGACTCCGGTCGGGCCGCCGAAGGCGGGAACCGACGGATTCACCTTGCCCACGTCCGCCGGGTCGACCTTGATCAGGGCGAGATCGTTGAACGCGCAGGTGTCCGCGTCGGTCTCCCCCTTGGACTGCATGGTGAGCCAGCTGTTGTAGACGAGTGTTCCCGGATGGTCCGCGCCCGTGACGTCCACCGGCGTGCCGACCGGCAGCGAGCCGGAGTCGCAGCCGTCGGTGTCGGTGGCGGCGCCGGTGCCCGAGCAGTGCGCCGCCTGACCGAGATAGACGTTCGAGCCGTCCTGATAGACGAAGTTCGAGGTGCACTGGGCGCCCTGCGTGAATAGCTGGACCCCCGGATGGATGGTCGCCTGGTCGGCCGGAGCCCAGGCCGAAGCGACCGAAGGTGCGATGAGAAGCGCCGAGATCGCTACTGCGCCAAGCAGCGCGGTCAGAGCCTTGGGATGCATTGCGGATTCCCCTCCTGTGATAGTTACCCCAAGCGCGATGACCATACCTAAAAGTGAGCATGGGGGGCCCCACTTGCCCGCACCTATACTTCTCGCCTCGCGCGGCTGTAGCTCAGTTGGCTAGAGCGTCTGCTTGCCATGCAGAAGGTCGTGGGTTCGAATCCCATCAGCCGCTTGTCATGAGGCTCTCCGCCAAGTCGCGACAGACCGCGACAGAACGGCGTTAGAGAGCGATTTCCAGCCAGATCACGATCGCGATCCCGGCCGCCGGAATGGGCCGGTTCCGAACCCAATTGGTAGCGAGGTAGTAGCAGCCGAACCGGTAGCAGAGCCGTTGCTACCACCCCGTTGCGAAAACTGCGGCGCCTCACTGGAGGGCAGGCGCAGGGACGCCCGTCACTGCTCAGACCGCTGTAGGTACGAGTCCTGGGCGAAGAGGCACCCACAACGGCTTTCAACGGCTTCTACCTCGTCTGAGACCCCTTCCACCAACGGCGGGGGCCCTGCTCCTCGACGCCCGTCACGGGATGGACGCGGTGTACGGCTCTACGTGCTCCCCGAGGACGACACCGCGACGATCCTCGAGAAGGTCAGGGAGGTACGCCGCCGGATCTAAGCCCCCGGATAACGCCTCCCGGCGAGGGATGGTTCTCCTCGATCCTCCGCCCCGGTGACGGCCAGATAGAAAACGGACGTGAGAGCGACCAGAGCGGAGGACATTCCCAGATCCCTTATGCCCCGTCGCAGTGCTCCTCGGAGCAGGGCAGACGAGTCGAAGCTCGCAAGAGCTGCGCGGTAAAGCTGCGCCTGGGCGCGTTAGAGACTCGGGCCTCGTCCAACACGGATTCCTCAGTCCCGGTCGATGGTCGTGCTGTCCCCCCTCCATAGGGGGCAGTGCGCCCCGAGCCAAGCCGTTGTCCTCGAGCCCAATCGATGGCAAGAGCTACCGACCTAATCGATGGAGCAAGCCGCGGCGACTAGCCGAGGTGAGCGACTCGCAGTTGGACTGCAAACGAAAGGAGAACCTATGTCGTCAGAGGAGAGCAAACCAACACCCGAGGAATGGGAGGTGGCGATCGCCACCTACCGCGAGAGCCATCGCAAGCTCATCGCCCTCGGCGCCCACCTGATCGAGACCGGTCAGGACCTCACACCGCTGAAGGAGATAGTCGACGGTCTCACCGAGACCCAGGCCAAGGAGATGCTGACGGTCGCGCTGGCCGGCGATGCGAGCGACTACAACGATCAGCGACGTAGGTCTAGCCTGAACTGATGCCCACATGGGTGAACACGATCGCCACACTCGAGGTTCCCTCTCGTTGCGAGATGGAGGGATGCGAGCGACCACCAGCCGCGGTCGCGGCCTACATCCGAGACCGAGAGCAACTGGACACCTGGGCCCCTGGTAGCCGTGTGGATATCGAGATTGCATGGGGATGCGAGGAACATGCGGACGAACTCGCCGCAGGTCGGTCTCAGTGGGAACTTCACGGTGCATGTGAGCCACCCCGAGACCAGTGCGAAGAACCAGCCACCTACCTCGCGGTGATGACCGAGACAGCGAAGAACACCACCGTCGTCTCCGAACTCTGCAAGACCCACGCCGATGAGGTCGAGCATCAGCGTGTGGACTCAATCGTCCCGGATTACCCACCCGGCGACTGATTTCCAATACGTTCGCCGAGCATGACCTACGAGACGGATCGCCCGTTCCTTCGAGGCCCGAAGGGACCGGAGGAGATGAACGTGCCGGGGCCGAAGCTCACTCTTACGACGGAGCAGGTGAAGTCGGTTGCTGAGATGGCCAAGTATTGCTCACATGTGGAGGTCGAGGATCGTGGCGGCGGCTACCTGAAGGTCAGAAGCCTTGACCGCAAAGGCGAGCCGACCGACGAGCGGTGGGTCGACTCCGATGGCGTGGACCGACTCCGATTGCTTCTACGGCACAAGGACCTTCCGGAGTAGACCCAAGGCCTCCGAGGCGGCAAGGGACAACTAGTCCGACTCCTGACGGTTCTTCCAGTCCTCCGGGTTGAAGGTCACGCCTCGATCAACGTTGTAGTTACCACCCTCTTTCCCAAGCACGGCGCTCACCCGAGCTACCGCCTCCCCGGCCTCGGTTGCATCAAGCACGGCGAACATTAGGTTGCCGACCCTCGGAGGATCCGATTGGTCTCCAAACCAGAAGGTAGGACCCATCGTCGGGATGCCAGCGTCGTTGAGGGCTGTCAGTGCCCGCTCCAGACCCTCTCCAGTGATGATCACTTCGAAGCGCTGCATTGCCGAGCGAGTCTAGACCGCTCTCGGGTTTTGACTGAGCGAGGCGAAAAAGCCGCCGGCCCAGGCTGCCGGGAGCCTTGATCCGCGGTATGGCACCGGGGATAATTGGCGACTACAGCTCTCACCACTCCGAAGGGGGAATATCGTGGCGACGCGGGCAGCACAGAACGAGCAGCGCGACCGACAGGGTCAGGCAGCGCTGGCGAAGGTGAAGCTCGACCACTTCACGACCGAGCCCTCGACGATCGAGCCCTTCACCGGCACGAAGATCAGTTGGGAGGTGGCGGTACCCGACGAGGCCGAAGTTCCGGTCGACCTCGACATTGATGGAACACCCGTGGCGGCGAGCGGCACGTTCCAGGTCGCTCCCAAGTCGACGACGAGTTATCGACTGAGGGCTCGAGCGCTCAACCACTCGAAAGATCTCGCGACGGTCACGGCGGAGCTTGACACGACGGCGTGTTTCGCGCAAACCGATGAACCAGTGTGGCCGATAACCCAGGTGGTCAAGTACCAGATCACCACGGACCCCATGGGCCAACCCACGGGCCTCTACTTCCGCTCGGCCCCCATCGTTTCGATTAAAGACGACAGGATGTTCATCACCCTTCGGTTAAAACAACATGCAACAAAGTGGTACAGCCCCGATCCCTCCATCGATATTGATGCCAGTTTCAAGCTGGATGTGATCGAGATTCCGCGGCAGGGGCTGGGCGGAGGACTGCTGGCGGACATCACAGCCCTCCAACATCACTTCCATCAACTCGCGCCAGCGGACGAAAAAATAGAGGTCGATGTCAGCGTCCCGTGGTATGTGTGGCTCATTCCAGGCGCGATGATCGGGTTGCCAATCGCACTCTCAATGGCCGAGGACAAAAGCCGTGCGAAGACGACCAAGATGATCGCTGAAATCGTAGAAGCACTGAATGGCTGGTTCCACGGATCAGCCTTCCGGCCACCAAAGGCGGACAAGCACGACGCCGGCTTCTATAGGAATCCGCAAGGAGAGGAACGGTTCTGGATCACCTTCTGCCCGGTGCCCGACCTCATCACCGTCAATCCCTGAGTGGTTCAAACCGGGCGTTCGGAAATCAGTAAGCAGAACCGAATCTCCGAGCCTTCCGGAGAAGGCGAACGATGCGAGCCAGAATCGGGACGCGAAACCTGAAGGAATCCGGGGGCTGCCGAGGCAGCGAGGGACAACTAGTTCCCCAGGACCGGAGCCGGAACTAGACTGTGGCAATGGCTGCCGCAGGTACGCCCGTCTGGAAGATCGTGGTGATCGTGCTGATCGTTGTGTTCATCGCGATCCCGCTGTTGGCTTTCCTGGCGCAGCGGGCCATATCTCCTGGGTCAGCCACTGAGCGGCTCGATGGGACTGTGATCCAACAGACTGAGTCCACCCCGTCCACCCCTCCATAGGCAAACGGGCGGAGGGTCTAGCTCGGGTTTTTGAGTCAGCGGGGCTAGAAAGCCGCCGGGTAGCGCTTGTGCCAAAAACGTTCCGACCGAGTCGCTAACGTCCCATAAGTAATCGCCTGGGCCACAGCGGGCGTCCGGAAATGACCAGAAACGGACGCATATGCAAGCGGTGGCCTCCAAGTCACCCGAGACCGGCGTAAAGCCGGGACTTCGCGGCTTCCTCGACTTCTGCGACCGGCTCGAGGCCGGTCTGGGGCCTTTCCAGCGGAGGATCGCCAAGGCGGTCCTCGGAGAGGAGCGCGAGTGCCTGGTCTTGGAGCCGAGGGGCAATGGCAAGACCTCGCTGGCCTCTCTGATCAGCCTCCACCATCTGCTCTCAGTTCCCGAGGCGAAGATCTACTGCGTCGCCGCCTCGGTTCCACAGGCGCGGATCATGTTCGAGTTCGCAGCTGACTTCGCCCGTCGGCTGGAGCACCCGAACATCGTCTTCAGGCACCTGGAGCTCCGCTTCTGCCCGAACCCCGACGAGCCGACGGTGTTCACCGGGCACATGCGGGTTCTCGGAGCGGAGGCGCCGCGGCTACATGGCTTGAGCCCGACCTTGATGGTGCTGGACGAACTCCAGGCCGTCACCCGCGAAGGGATCTACGAGAGCTTGGCGTCTGCGCTCCACAAGCGCCCGGACTCGAAGCTGATCGTCATCTCAACCGCAGGTCAGGGAGCTGAATCGCCGCTTGGCAGGCTGCGCCGCCGGGGGCTCGGCTTGCCGCAGGTGAGGCGTCGGGGCTTCCTCACCGATGCCAAGGGGCCGGATCTGCGCATGTTGGAGTGGGCGGTCCCAGACGAGGCATCGATCAGCCCGGCATCGGTGAAGAAGGCGAACCCGGCCTCCTGGATCACCACCGAGCAGCTTCGAGAGCAGCACCGCCGGCTTCCCGAGATCGCCTACAGGCGCTTCCTCGCCAACCAGTGGACCGGACGGATGGGCTCCTGGCTTCCGGGCGGTGCCTGGCAGGCCTGTGCGAACGGGACCTCTCCGATCGAGGAGGGCTCGAAGATCTGGGTCGGCGTCGACATCGGCGGGGCGAGGGCGGACACCGCGATCGTCTGGCTCGACGAGGACCTCCGGGTCGGCTGTGAGATCTGGTCGGGCGAGGAGGCGCTGATGGACGCCACCGCCTTCCTTCCCGAGCTGGCCAAGCGCTACGCGGTCCAGGAGGTCGTCTACGACCCTTGGAGAGCGACCACCCTCGCCCAGATCGCGGAGCAGCACCGGATCAAGGTCACCGCCTTTCCCCAGAGCGATTCTCGGATGATCCCGGCCTCGGCAGCCCTCCACCAGGCGATCGTGGAGGGCAAGATCAGCCATCCCGACGACGAGAAGCTGAACGAGCACATCGCCGCTGCGGTGGCGCGTCACGGCAGAAGGGGTTGGAGGATCGACCAGGCCGAGCGAGGCACCCCGGTGGACGGTGCGATCGCACTGGTGATGGCCTACGAAGCGGCCACGGCTCCCGAGCCGCCCTCGACCGAAGTGATCGGCTGGATCTGATGGCCTGGAGCTTCTGCACCGTCTGCCGCCGAAGAATCCCGAGCGGCTCGAGATGCTCGATGCATCGCACCCGCTCCCCGTCCTCCCGAAACGCATCGTCGTCCAAGTGGGTCGGTGAGATCCGTCCCGCGGCGCTGGAGCGGGCCGGCCATGTCTGCGAGCACTGCGGCACCACCGCCGACCTCGACGTTCATCACTGCGACCTCAACCCGGACAACAACCACCCGGAGAACCTGATCGTCCTCTGCCGCAGCTGTCACGCCGAGGTCCACAGACAGAGGAGCGCCACATGGCAAACCGCCTGATGCAGTTCTTCGGCTTCGGCTTGGAGGAGCGTTCCCTTCCTCGACCCGAGAACGAGTACCCGCTGATCGGCGCCTACACCGGCTCCCCGGTGAATACCTCCAACGCCTTGCTGATCGGGGACGTCTGGTCAGCGGTCAGGGTCCTGGCCGACGCGGCGTCGAGCCTTCCCCTCCACGTCTACAGGCGTGGGGGCAGCGACCGGGAGCGGGTGGACTCGGGTTCCCTCGTCGACCTGCTCGAGCACCCCGGCCCCGGAACCACCCAGGCCGATCTCGTCTCGACGCTGATGTCCCATCTGGCGATCTGGGGAAACGCCTACCTGGCGAAGTTCCGCAGCGGCGGCGCGATCGTCCAGCTCGGCCTCCTGGAGCCCGACCGGGTCCGCCCGGAGCTGGAGGGAGGCGAGCTTCGCTTCCGCTACTCCCCGACCACCGGCTCGCCGCGGATGCTCACCGAACGAGACGTCGTCCACGTCAAGGGTCTCAGCACCGATGGCGTCCTCGGCCTCTCGGCGGTGACCCAGGCCGCTCGCGTCCTCGGACTCTCCGACGAGCTGGTCAAACACGCCGTCGCCTACTTCCAGTCCGACCTGCCCCATCCGTCAGGGATTCTCAACCTCGGCCCCGATGCGTCCTTTGCCGCGGAGGACCGGACCAAAGAGAAGATCCGCCGGCTGGAGGACCTGCCACCGGGGGACTCCTTGAGCCCTTCCGTCGAGCAGATGATCGCCAGCGCGAACGGCAACCAGAACACGCCCGCGGAGGTGGGCTCCAATGGCAACTGACAGACCGAAGGCCGGCGAGGTCGAGACTCGTCATAACGAAATCGCCACCGAGGGTCGGAAGATCCGAGGCGTCGTCCCCTACGGCGTCGAGAGCCGAGACATGGGCGGCTGGAGGGAAGTGATCGACCCCGGCGCCCTCCGTCAGGCCAACCTGGACGACCTGGTCGCCCGCGTCGATCACGCCGGTGTCCCGATCGGGCGCTTCCCCAAGACCCTCGACGTGGAGGACCGCGCAGACGGCCTTCACTGGTCGGTGATCCCGCCGGAGTCCCGGGCAGACCTCAGAGAGGCAATCGAGCGCGGCGACCTCCGGGCCGGTAGCTGGCAGATGGTCGTCGCCAAGGACCGCTGGTCGGGCGACACCCGCCACGTCGAGCAGATCGCAGAGCTTCGGGACGTCTCAGTTGTGAGCGCTCCCGCTTACCCCGCGGCGGCGGTCGAGTACCGCTCCGCACCCAAACCAATCACCGAGGAGGAAACCAAGGTGGAAGCAGAAGAGAAGGTCGAGGAGCGAGCCACCGCCTCCTCAGAGGAAGAGAAGCAGCCGGAGGTTCGGGTCACGAACGAGCCGGAGCCGATCCTGCAGGTCGAGGACCGATCCGGCGGCCCGATGTTCGAGTCGCTGACCGACGCATTCAGGCAGCGTGGATTCCCCGGCGAGACGGCGACGATCAGCTGGGGAGAGTTCCGGGCGGCCTGTTTCGCTGGCACGATCCCGAGCCTCAACCCGATCTACCGTGACGGAATCCCGCTGGGAGCCGATCAGAGATATGCGTTTCCGGCGTTCCGGCAGGTCGCGGTCGACTCGGCAACTACGTCTGTCCAGGTGCTCCGACAGACCGTCAGGACGTTGCCCGCGGGCACGGCGGTGGTTCGTGCCATCGACGCGGTCACCGCGAAGCCGGAGGTCACGACCACGACGGACGTCGCGACGATGGAGTTGAAGCAGATCGCGGCCGTCGAGACCAACGTGCCGAACATCGTCCTCGGGCAGGACATGATCCAGTCGTTGGTCGAGACCGACCTGCGGCTTTCGGTCAACGAGGGCCTGGACCAGCTGGTCGCCACCGGCCTCGCCACCTCCGGAACGATGTCGGCGGGAACGCTCGACATCCTGACCAACGTCCGCAAGGCGATCACTACGGTGACCGCCGCTGGTTACGTGCCATCGGACCTGATCATCGACCCCGGCGGGCGCCGAGGCGATCGACCTCTTCCGCAGTTCGGGGTCGGAGCGCTTCTTCACCTTCGGCGCTGGGCGCTTCGCTCCCGGTGAGCTGTTCGGGTTGAACGTCAGGGTCTCGAAGACGGCG